GTTCTGCTGTTAGCTCTCATTACCGAATTTGAGGATAGGCCACGTAACGCAGAGGATGATCTAATCATGGAGGGCGCGATGGACTGGGTAGAAGAGTTCAGTGATGTAATTCACGTAGACGATTACCTAGAGCATTGATTTAGTATTGAGGTTTCAAACCTCATTACCTAATATATAGTGCGTCTGCGCGCACACGTACTACTTCTGCGCGCACACACTATTTTATGCGGCAGGCTTAACCTTCTACCTAATTACTAGGCACGGGAGTAATTCATTCCCATGCCTATTTAGGTACACATAAAAGAAAAGGACACTTTGGCCCTGACAATCATTAAAAACAGATGTATAAATATCTAAAATGCTACAGAAGTAACCATAAGAGCCTTGCCTAACCCGCAGGGCTTTTGTCGTTTAAGGGAGCGCCCGCCTAATATGGCCAGCGAACTAAGATATGAAATCACTAACACCGAAGCAAGAAGGGTTCTGTAAGTCGTATATTGAAACAGGTAATGCTAGTGAGGCGTATAGGCTGAACTACAGTGCTGAGAAGATGAAAGAAGCAACGATTACTAATACGGCATATAAGCTATTACAGAAGGGCGATATTAGGGCGAGACTAGAAGAGATAAAAGAATCTCACTCAAGACGCCACAATACAACGGTTGACTCACTTACTACGGAGTTAAACGAAGCAATGGGTATAGCCAGGGAAGACATTAAACCTGCCGCTATGATTGCCGCCATTATGGGTAAGGCAAAGCTTCACGGATTGCTAACAGAAAAAGTTGAGATAACAGAAAATTCAATTGCGCTTCGATTAGCTGCGGCTAGAAAACAGCGTAATGGAAGTTGATATTAATGATGAGCTAGTTGCGTTAGCCATTGAGTGTGAACACGACCCGCTTCTATTCGTTGAAGTCGCGTTTACTTGGGGCGAAGGCGAGCTAGAAGGTCGCAGTATTCGTGACTGGCAGCGTGTACAGCTTATTAGTATTGGTGATCGCCTTAAAGCAGGTGAGCTTGACGCACAAGAAGCGATTCTTGAGGCCATAGCTTCAGGTCACGGTATAGGAAAGTCCGCACTAGTAGCTTGGATTATCCTTTGGGCAATGGCCACGAAGGAAGATACTCGCGGCGTAGTTACGGCTAACACTGAGAACCAGCTAAAAACAAAGACGTGGGCTGAGGTTGCTAAATGGCACAGGCTTTGTGCGTTTAAGCCTTGGTTCACCATGACTGCCACAGCGTTATTCTCTAACGACAAGGCACATGAAAAGACTTGGCGTATGGATATGACGCCTTGGTCTGAAAACAACACAGAAGCGTTTGCGGGACTTCATAACGAAGGCAAGCGCATTCTACTTATCTTTGATGAAGCCTCGGCAATACCTGATTTGATATGGGAAGTTGCAGAAGGCGCACTAACAGACGAGAACACGGAAATTATCTGGTGTGTCTTTGGCAACCCAACACGGGCCAATGGACGCTTCAGGGAATGTTTTAGAAAGTTTAAACATCGCTGGAACACTCAGCAGATTGATAGTCGTGATGTTGAAGGCACTAGTAACGAGCAGATCAAGAAGTGGGAAGAAGATTTTGGTGAAAACTCAGACTTCTTTAAAGTACGTGTTCGTGGTGTATTCCCCGCATCATCGAACAGTCAGTATGTCCCCACTGAAATTATTGATGCAGCGATGAGTGGCGAGATACCTGATTCAAAGGGTATGCCATTCATTATGTCGCTGGACGTAGCGCGAGGCGGTGACGATAACTGCGTATTTAGATTCAGGAAAGGTTTGGATGGTCGTTCTATACCACCCATTAGTTACCCTGGCTCAGAGATGCGCGACTCAATGCGACTTGCTGCAGCAGCAGTAGTCTTACTGGATCGTTACAAGCCTGATGCGTTCTTTGTTGATGAGACAGGAGTAGGCGGCCCCATTGTTGACCGTATTAAGCAGTACGGCTATCAATGTATTGGCATTAACTTCGCTAGCAAAGCACCTGACCCCATGTATGCAAATATGCGGGCGTATATGTATTTTAAGTTGGTTGAATGGCTAAGGGCTGGCGGTGTCATTGAAGATAACGATGATCTGCGCTCAGAGCTGGAAGCAACCGACTATAAGACGGACGCTAAAGACCGTCTAATCCTAATTGACAAGAAAGAAATCAAGAAACTAATCGGCGTATCACCCGATGATGCTGACGCGCTAGCACTGCTCCACGCAATGCCAGTACGAATACGAAGAACTCAAACGGGCTTTGGCTCCAGTGCTGCGGATTCAACCGTAGGCTACTAACCGCTCAGGAGGCGGTTTTTTTATGTCCGATGATTTTGATAACTACTATTCAGACGAATCTGAGCATGAGGCGCAAGTACGTGCCGAGAAAGAGCTAGCAGATCGTTTAGTCGGCCTTGGCCACTCACTACATAACAACGTCATGGAGCGCGTTAACAAGCGCCGCATTCTTGAAGATCGTTGGTTGCGTAACACTCGCCAGTTAAATGGTATCTATGATCCTGAAACACAGACACGTCTTGATGCGTCTAAAGGTTCAAAAGTATTCGTTAACATCACTCGAAAGATGGCGAACACTGCGGAATCACGCCTACTCGACATTATATTCCCGACTGATGATCGGAACTGGGCTATTCAGCCAACTCCTATTCCTTACCTCGCTAAAATGGTTGGTGATGAAACACCTGTTAGCCATGAAGATGGGCAGCAGTTCATTACAGATAAAGGCGTTCAAGTTGAGAAGCGTGATTTAGCTGCAGGCCAGATAGAAGAAGCGCGAGAACGTGCGGACGCCATGCAGGATGAGATTGATGACCAGTTGAATGAAGCTGGATATAACGCTCACTGCCGAGACATTGTAAAGCAGGCGGTTCGTTTAGGTACGGGCGTATTGAAAGGGCCAGTAGTACATAACAAGACACGCAAGAACTGGGTTGAGCAGAAAGATGAGGAGGGTAATTCCGTTCATATCATGCAGACAAGCCAAGAGTTGCGACCTGGCGCAGAGTTTGTGGATGTGTGGGACTTCTTTCCTGATATGTCTGCCCGAACAATTGAAGAGTCAGTTGGTGTGTTTCAGCGTCACCAGATGAGCAAGAAAGAGCTTATCAAGCTGGCAACGCAAGGTGGCTTAGGGTTTATGAAAGACCAGATAGCTCAAGTACTTCAAACTGACACTGAGTTATTAAACACGTCTAGCCATCTAGAAGAGTTACGCAACATGGCTGGCGTTACTGGAGTAAAGAATAACAAGTATGAGGTCTGGGAATATCACGGCCCCATAACTAAAGACGAGCTTCGTGCGTGTGGTTGTGAAGTTGACGATGACGAGATGCTTGATGAGGCTGAAGGTGTAGTCTGGTTTACAGAAAAGCACGTCATTAAAGCTGTTATCAATCCATCTGATACTGAAGAAGTTCCATACAGTGTGTTTTGTTGGGAAGAAGACGATACCAGTATCTTTGGCTTCGGCATTCCTCAAATGATGGAAGACAGCCAGCGTGTAATGAACGGCACATGGCGCATGGTAATGGACAATGGTGCATTGTCTGCAGGGCCGCAGATAGTGGTAGACGATAATGTAGTCGCTCCTGCAGATGGAAGCTGGACTCTAACAGGCCGAAAGGTATGGAAGAAGCTAGATCCTAATGCCAGCCTTCGTGATGCCTTTGGTGTATTCAACATTGATGGCCACACTAATGAGCTACTAGCCTTATTCCAATTCGCTAGAGGATTAGCGGACGAAGAAACAGCTATCCCACAGATTGCTCAAGGTGAACAGGGCGATGCGTCTGATACCTATAACGGTATGCGAATCTTAATGAACTCAGCTAACACAATGATGCGCAGAGTAGTTAAGAATTGGGACGATAATATTACCCGTACACACATTAAGCGTATGTATGACTGGAATATGCAGTTCAATGCGAATAATGACCTCAAAGGCGATTATGACGTAGACGCCCGTGGAGCCTCCTCACTGCTTGTTAAGGAAGAACAGGCCCGTAACTTAATGAATCTAATGAACATGGCATCATCACCCCTTCTTGAGCCTTTAACTAACACTGCTGAGCTATATCGCAAGGTGGTTAGTTCAATGCAGCTTGAAACAAAGGATATTGTGAAGTCTGATGAGGAAATTAAATCGGTAACTGAGCAACAACAGCAGATGCAACAGCAGATGATTCAGGCTCAGACGCAACAGCAAGCAGATAAAGGCGACCCGCTCGCAATGAAGAAGCTTGAACTGATGCACATGAAGGCTCAAGCAGACTCAGAATTGAAGTTCATGGCTATTGAAGCCAAGAAAGAAGAGATTCAATTGAAGCGTGAAAGCATGATGGTTGTGCGCGAGGTTGA